ACCCAGCCGCCAACCAGGAAATTGACTGCCGTGACCACGCCGTAATCGCCGGCCACAATGTTGACCTGGGGCCAGTTGAGCATGACCTCCGTGCCGTCCGCCAGACAGCAGGCGTCCATCTTGAGGGCCTTGTTGCTGGGACTTTCATAGGGACAGCCGCTGTTCAGCGTATCCACCGAAGCCATCAGGCCCGCCATCTGCGTGCTCAGATGGAACATATAATCGCCCAGCTTGACCATAGGCCAGCAGAGGATCTGATTCTCATCCACAAAGTTATTCTTGTTTTTGTAGCCGGGCAGCTCCGAGTAGTCCCGGACGCCGTTCTCGCCGCAGTCGGCATCAATCAGGCATTTGCCGTGGAACAGGCCCATAATGCCAGCCGACTTTGTCGCCATAATCGCCGCAACGACCGTATTGTGGGACCATGCCGGGGTGCAGAGGGTATCGGGGATCTTCCCAACAGCGGTCATACAGTCATCAACGTGGGTGACGCCTTCCACGATATCCACCAGAGCAACCTTTTCAGGCTTGACCTCTGTGTAGGAAATGGAGATCGCCTCAGCATCATAGGACGCGCCGGTCTCCAGCAGTTCCACAACGCAGGAATCCGTCTTGTAGTCGTAGTAGACGCTGTAATCCTCGTCCACTTCGAGCGTAGCTTCTCCACTGGTGCCGCTGCCGGCGCTGGTATCACCGCCTTCGCTACCTTCGTTGGCGCTGTTGGCTGTTTTCATAGTGACCTTGACTGTGTCGCTCATCGCGGCCAGTGGCAGGCGGACCATGTGATCCTCCACAGTGTATTCCTTGGCCTCGACATCAGCTTTCATCTTGTCAGGGTCCATGACGTTGCAGAAGATCACCGGCTGGCAGCCGAACAACTGGAAGTGCGAATAGATGAACTCACAGATGGGATAGGTCTTCCAGTCATAGGAAAAGCCCAGCTTTGCCACCGCCTCATCCCAGCTGGTGCAGAGGATGGGGGTGTTGACCTTGCCGGGCTTGGTTGCCATATGGATGGGGGCCACCCCGGTCACATACGGCAGGCCGGAATCGGCCACAACGGGGATACTGACCGCTGTAGCCTGTTCCAGCACGTGGATGCCGAGATTAGCCATTTGCCGCGGCCTCCTTTCTTCTTACGTCCTTTACCTGTTCGACCAACTTCACATAGTTGGCGTGCAGGGCATTGCCGGGGGTCTTGATCCTCAGCCGCGCCACCGGCAGATAATCGCCGGGGACAATCAGCGTCTTGATCAGCGGGTACTTCTCAATAGCCTCTTTCGCATCAGTCAGAGCGTGTTCCCGACTGCCGCGATAGATGGTGTTGGCCTGAATCAGACCGCGGATAGTCGGGCCGAGATAAATATAAAAGCCGGAGGGCGGGCCTCCAGCCTTCACATCATTTTTCTGAGCCGCCGGTTCCGAGGCCGATGCCGTACTGGCCGTGTGCTGCCCCTGGGCCGATCCGGTCACAGCCAGGGCCGGGGCCTGATTCTCTAATGTTGCTGTATCCTTTTTTGCCATAGTTGACCTCTCTTTCAATCGTGTGGAAGAATCGCCAAACGGAAACCATTTCTCCTAAGTAGTACGGATGTGTGGGCTTGCTGCCGGTAGAATCATAGACGAGAGACTCCAGACCCGCTTGCAGATCCAGCTTAAACTGCTTGTCCAGCACTACCTTTTTCAGCAGGGCAATCCGCAGCCGCTCCATCAAGCCAAGCAGCATCAAACCGCCTTCCTCTTCATCCTCGTTGTAGACGCAGAAGGCTGACCGCACCACAGCAGCAGTGTCCGGAAAAGGCTCTCCTGGGTGCTGTATATCCTTGCGGGTGACGACCTGATGCAGAATGCAGGGAGCCTTGCGCTTGACGGAACTGAACTCAGGCAAGTGGCCAATGTAAACGCCAACCGCCCGCGGCTCCGGCTCTTCCACCTCTTCCGATGGTTTTACCGGCATGATGAGATCCTTTGTGGACTCTATCGTGAATGCCTTGATGCTTTCCAACAAATTAACAGTTGTCATTCTGTCACCTCACACCCACATACCCGTTCAGCAGGGCGTACTCGTACTGATCCAGATTTTTTTCAAAGGACTTCATGGCCTCGTCCGTCAGTTTTTCCGCAATCTCCTGATTCCCCAGCATCTGGGGGACGGAGGGGCCATAAAGCTCCTCGATTTCATCTTTGCTGCGGCTGGTCATGCCGCCGGTCCGCTCGAAGATCCCAGTGTGTCCGCTGCCCATCTTGGCGACAAAGGCGAATTGGAACTGGTGCGGGGATGTACTTTTCAGCACATGGCCGTATGCGGAGGTGCCGGGATGTACGAGCCGCCACTTTCCTTCGTCGTTAGCGTGGAGACCGAGCATCACGGGCACCAAACGGCTCTCATCGTAGGTGGGCTGGGCCGGTCGTGCGCCGTCGAAACGGAAAAGCGGGATTCTCTGCCCGGAAAAATGGACATATGCCTGCACACCGTTCTGATAGGTGTACGCTACAGATACATTTTCCTCCGCCCGGACATTAGCCGCCGAAATAGCATACCGCTCCCGAACCGCCTTCGTGCTGGTGGACCGCAGGTGGGCTGTGGCCCGGTTGATGGCGCTGTTGATCGCTTTTTCGATGCCGTTAGGAATTCCCTCCAGCATTCTTTCCGCCCAATCCAGGGCCTCCTGCCCGGCTGCTGTGACCTGGATACCATAGGAGCCGCTGGACGGGCCTTCATACTGGCCACCGCCAACATGTACACGGGCCTCCCGGCTGATATCGTTCTCACTGAAGCTCAATCGTCCATCTCCTCCAGTTCCACATGCAGCATTCCGACTTCAAGAGCAGACGCCGCAATGTAGTATTTTCTGAAGAATTTCCCGCCCTCGCGGGTATTGATCTGGATGCTTTTCCCCTGCTTCGGGAGTTTGCCGCCCAGATCCTCCAGCGCACAGTAGAGCGTATGGGTCACCAGATGCAGGCCCTGGACATGATCGTCCTTCAGCTGCTCCCGCTCCTTGTCCACCGGGCCGATCAGCACAACGGGAATCCCCTCATGCTCCGGACCGTCATAGGTCTCGCCGTCATATTTGACAGTGCGCCGCTCGGCGAACTCATCCACGTTCAGGAATACTTTGTGGATATCCCTGTTGAGCATATCCTTGAAGCCGCTCATCGGACGATATCCTCATCCTCCAGCTCCGGAGCACCATCGCCGGCCTCCTGCGCCTCGGCGGCGGCGATCAGCTCAGCACGCTCCCGGTTGTTCTTAGCGCCGGAGATGTCCACGCCCATGTCCTGGGCCATCTGCTCCAGGTCCGCTTTCGTCATACGTTCCAGGGCGGCTACGCTCATGCTGTCGGACGGCTCGTCTGTGGGGGCTGTCGCGGCCCCAGAGGGCGTTTCCTCCCCGGCGGTATCCTGGGGCATCTGCTCCGGGTCGGGGGCCGCCTGGGGCGCGACAGTGGGAGACGCCGTGCCAACGATCTCCGCAACGCCCAGCTTTACCAGGCGCAGCGCCTCCTGATCCGAAACCTCAACCTGCTCTCCCCTGAAGATGGGATGCACCCGCCCTTTGCGGTCTCTTGAACCGTAGGCACCCTGTAAAATTTTGATGGTCGCCATCCTACTTCACCACTCCTTCCGCATAGATGCACGGGCAGTAGTTCTTGGGAGCAGCCAGGGGCCGGGACGCCAGGCGGAGCTTCCGAATGTCCTTGTCCTGGTCGATGGTAAATTTCGGCACCCGGATACCGGGATGAGTTACAGGTACAGTGCCGCCGTAGTCGATCTGCGTGATCTGCCCATACATAAAGTGGCCGCATCCGGGGGCCGTCACTGCGGCGCTGGTCTTCGGGAAGTAGGGCTTGGTGGCGCCATCGTCATCCATGTAGCTCTCGTCCACAGAAATCAGATTCAGCTGGAAGCCGCCGAAGTTGAGGGTGCCCAGCAGCACAACGCCGGCATAGGCGGAGAGCTGTTCCCGGATGGAACCGATTGCAATGCCGCTGTTCTTGTCCAGCAGCTCCCGCAAATCCTTGAACTCCAAAATAGCGTCCGCCGTGTCGGTACCCAGGAGCAGATCGGTCACCGGGAGCCCCCGATACGAGAGCATCCGGCACATGGTAATGACATCTGCCCGCATCTCCGCGAAATTGTCCCAGGGCTTTGACACTGTGTAGACGTGATCGCTGGTATTTCCCTCGTAGAATTGTACATGGAGCTTCTCGCCCTTGGTCACATTGTCCACGAAGGTCTGCATGGTGCAGGCGTTGTGGATCAACGTCTGTACGGCCA